GGTGGAGTTAAAAAGTTCTGTAAAGAAATAGGAATAACTTATGATGCGGTTTTGGGAAAGAAAAGCAAGAACACAAAAGGTTGGACTATAATAAATAACTAAAAAGTATTCATAAAATGGACGCACAAGATTTTCGTAGTCTTCAAGAAGCATATAATCAAGTTCATCAGTTAGATGAAATAATTAGAAATCCCGAAAGTAGAAAAAAACTTCGTGATATTGAACGTAGAGAAGTAAGAAAGGGTGATAAGTCAATAGACGCTCGTGAAAATCCACGCAGTAAGTATCCAACTGAAAAAGGAAAATTAGCATCAAGACTTCTTCGTGCCCCCGAACAAAGTGGTTTAGTAAGAAGCCGTGGTGGAACAAATGCTCCTGCTGACGAAAGAGTTGGTAGGGGTCCTAATCGTGCTGGAAACGCAAAATATTGGGCTGGAAATGCTGGTCCAAATAGAGATAGAGGAGCAGGAAATAAGGCAGCAAGAAGGGCAGGTAAGACTGTTCCAAATACAAGAAATGTTGATGAAAGTTGTGATATTTACGACATCATCCTCTCACACCTTCTTGATGAAGGATATGCTGAAACCCCAGAAGCAGCAGAAGTCATTATGGTGAATATGAGTGAAGAGTGGAGAAACTCTATTATCGGTTAATCTATTTTAGTTTTTATTATGAAACCAAAAATACTTTCTCAGGATTCAAACTATGATGAATGGTGCGAACAAGAAATTATGAATGCTTATAAAGAAGCAGCGGAATGTGATGAGTTTATGTTTGGTGATTATGACTATTGCAAAGAATGGTTGGGAATGAACAACTAATCATTCATAGATAGAGGAGGTTATGCCTCCTTTTTTTATGCCAAAAAATCAAATAACAAAAGAAGAACTTAAGGTTCGTGTTTTAAAATTAAAGAATAATCTTTACAAAGAACACATTAGGCACGATATGGATATGAGGGGACTTGCCAATAAATATCTCAACGAAGTTCTTGATATAATTGATGAGTACAGATATTGACTATGAAAACCCTTGGACCTACAATGGAAAAGTATTTGGTTCAAGTGATATTCAAGATTATTTTGGCTTTGTATATCATATTCATTGCAATCAAACTAATCGTGACTATATTGGTAGAAAGTATTTCTGGAGTTTCCGCACACCAAGAGGAAAATCTAGAAAAGTTAAATCGGAGTCTGATTGGAAAGCATATTACGGATCCTGTCCCGAACTCAAAGAAGACGTAGAAAAATATGGTAGGGAGAATTTTACGCGCATTATTTTATCATTACATAAAACAAAGGGCAAAACAAACTTTGAAGAGACCCGACAACTCTTCTTCCATAACGTCCTCACCGAATCCCTTGACAGCGGCACCCCAAGGTACTATAATAGCAACATCCTCAACAGATACTTCCGAAAAGACTATTATGGCAACAAAGACTGAAGATATTGTTGCACATGTAAGAGAATGGTCTCTTGACCGTGCTGCAGATAAAAGTATCTCTAAGATGGATGCTCGTGCTATTCTTGCTGAGTTCTATGAGTGGATTGAACCAGAAGATGATGAATTGGAAATTGTCTCTTTAGAACCTGAAGATTGACAAAATCTAAATAAAAACTTATAATGCTTACAACCCACCCCTCAAAGGTGGGTTTCACATTATGAGATATTGAGTGTGAAATTAGAGCCTAGGAGATTGCCCCTTGAGAAAGGGGAAGTGCGCTTTCTCTATTAGGATGTAGAGTTCAATCGGAGTTAATGCAAAATTTCTTTACAGTAGCCCTGCCTCTTGTGGCAACGGTTACAACCAATACGGCAACACTGCCTGGCGTGTTTCCTCCTCCCCCTGTAAGTGGTCCTCCACCATTCGCTATTATTCAAGAGGAGCCTACATCAAAGACAGCGACCAAAGAGGTTGCTCCCGAAAAACCTAAAGAGACAAGGTTAATTTGTAAAGGGTGTAATGAAAATGAGAATGCTACCCTGGCATTTTTCCAGGAACGTGGTATTAAAGACAGAAACGCCCTTGCTACCATCATGGGCAATATTCGTCAGGAATCAACTTTTGTTCCTAACATTTGTGAAGGTGGTAGCAGAACCAGTTGGGGTAACTGCGGACGTGGTTACGGACTGATTCAATGGACATCTGCCAACAGATATTATGGATTGGGTGATTTTGCTAAGAAGTATGGTGGTTCTCCATCATCACTTCATACGCAACTTCGTTATCTAACGACTGAGGTTCAATGGCAACGAATTGAGGACAGGATGAAGACTCCTGGTAAGTCTATCAATCGTTACATGGACTATGCGTATAGTTGGATTGGTTGGGGGCATCATGGTGCTCGCACTTCGTATGCTCATGATTATGCTTCCAAACTGATCACGGTAGAAGTTTGATAAAATAGAATATACAATAGAATAATAAATAGAGAGGAGTGTTGCTACTCCTCTTTTTTTATGTTCAATTTTAACTTCGGAAAGAAGAAACCAGATAAGAAGCAAATAATCCTTATAAGCGTCATACTCAGTGGTATCGTAGCAACCCTCTCCCAATGCACAGGAGCGCCCCAGGAGGCGCTCTGGGACCTTCTAGACGAGGTACAGAGGTCTCTGTTCCCAGGCACCATAATCAACGATGTCCTGCTCCAAGACCCTGGTGTGGTGGATAGAAGAGTTGAGAGAGATGTGGATAAAGCAATCAGAGAGTATGAACGCTTGACAAAGGACTCAGAACCACCTAGAGTACCTTTGCCCAGGTTGATTGAGAAAGATCCAGATGGCTCAGAGGCTCAAAGATTACTTGGTGGTGAAATGAGACTATGTGCTCCATGGGTTGACGATTGCCCTAAAGAACCTGTAAAATAGAATATATCGGGTAGGTGTCCGAGTGGTTAATGGAGGCGGACTGTAAATCCGCTGGCTCTGCCTACGGGGGTTCAAATCCCTCCCTGCCCACTTGCCGTGGTTCAAGACTTAAGATAAGATGCAGTGGGGCGCTTATCGATAAGGATTGATTTAGATTCACAACCACACGGCATTTAGGGAATTATCTTGTAAAATAGCTCCGATGTTTTCCTCTTTGAGGTTTAGATTTTTTCCTTGACCGCTGCGGGTAAACGGTCAACCTGGGAGATTAGCTCAGTTGGTTAGAGCGCACGACTGATAATCGTGAGGTGCCAAGTTCGAGTCTTGGATTTCCCACTTGACAATCAAATCCTCAACTGATATGATTGTCTCATGGGTGTTGAGGGTCCAAACCTCAAGTAAATCCTACCCCTCCCATGCCTCTCACAGAAGCACAAACAGGGAGGTCTCTTGACTCAGTAGCTCAGTTGGATAGAGCATCTGCCTTCTAAGCAGTTGGTCGGGGGTTCAAGTCCCTCCTGAGTCGTTGGAGTTCATCTCCATATATAAAAGTGATAGAGGGTAAGCCTCTGTTATATCCTTATGAGGTATATTACGCTTACTCCATCATGCTTCAGTGGTGGAACGGTAGACACAGCGGACTTAGAATCCGCCGCCTTAAAAAGCGTGGAAGTTCAAATCTTCTCTGGAGCACTTGACAATCAAACTCAAAAGGTTTATGATTGTCTCACAAGCGGAGTTAGTTCAGCGGTAGAACGCTATCCTTCCAAGTTAGATGTCGTCGGTTCGATTCCGATACTCCGCTCTGAACCTTCGGGTTCTTAAAATGTGGTTCTGGGTGGAATTCCCAGCAGTTCCGTTAGGGACTGTCCTTTGTAGGTTCGATACCTACATCTTCCTTATGGGAGATAAGAACGGCTATTGGAAACCACCTCCTCTGGTAGTCTATTGGTAAGGACGGGTGGACAACACACATGGAAACTAGGTTCGATTCCTAGACAGAGGTACATTCCCTTATAGCTCAATTGGCAGAGCACGAAGCTGTTAACTTTGGGGTTCCTGGTTCGAGTCCAGGTGGGGGAGTTGGAAGTGATCCTGCGATAACCTCAAGAGCACTCCTTCCAACTAAAACCTAGAATATTTCTAGGTCAGGGGGATGGCCTCCCCTGTTTCGGGCGATTAACTCAGCGGTAGAGTGCCTCCTTTACACGGAGTAGGTCGGCGGTTCGAATCCGTCATCGCCCATTAGTGGTATAGTAATATGGAAATCAACGTATACGATAACAAAGGCAATGTATCAAATATCATAGAAGTAAATGATACATTAGAGTATGTAGATGGTAGAGTTAGTAAAGGTGACAAATATTATTACAAAGGATTAGGTCTTCCTTATCAGTGCCATCATATTCAACCAGAAGATATGTCTGATGAATATGAATTCATCGATGCTTGTGATGTTTTCTATATTGGTAATATAGTCTCTAAAAAGTCTTTCGCTGGAAAGTATGGTATCTTTCAAGAGAAATACCAAACCCACTTTACTGATTGGATTGGTGCTTGTGGTGTAAAAGAACTCAATATCTTTGAGAACTTATATGATGAAGGTGGATTTGAGTTAAGTGCTATTGATGTATTTGAATATCAAACCATTGATGAGGAGAACCAGCAATACTATCTTAAGGTTGATTATCCAGAAGGTAGAGATAACTATTTGACGAATCCAAATCCTAAAGAACTTAGAACATTGCTTGATTATATGATTCGGGAAGATTGGAATTTTCCTTGGGATAAAAACTCAATCTCAGATATTAACTCAAAATCAAAAGTAACAGATATTGCTGATATCTTTAAGTCATCAGATCTTTCTCATAAGATTGGAAGTGTATATTCTGTTCTTCAAAGTTTATATAAAGCAGACATAAACCAATACGCTGAGTTTTGTAATTTAAATTCTTTATCTCATTCTTCAAACAGAATTAGTTTTATTATCAATATCCTTGCTCTTTTGCAGTATAATGATATTGATATTAGATTCTTATATGACAAGACACCAATTGAAACTTATAAAAAAATAATTTTTGATTATCTAATTATTGGAAAGAACTGTGGTTTTTGTGGAGTTGGTAGTTGTAAAAGACGGGAAGACTCAAACAAATCATACGGAGAAGAAATTAGAGAAGAATATATTAGGAGAGCAAAACAAGAACTAAATATCTAAATACTTAAAAAAAGAGTAAGATGCAGACCTTATATAAGTTACTTTCTGATACTCAGGCAAGTCTTTTTGTTCTGTTTCAAAAGACTTGGGTATATCACTGGAATGTTGTAGGAGATGATTTCAAACAGTTTCATGATCTCTTTGGAGAGCAATATGAAGCAATGTTTGGTGAGATTGACAGAATCACTGAACATATGAGATACTTAAATGTAAAACCAGTTCCTACTCTTTCTAGAATTACTGAAGTATCCCATATCTCAGAAACAAATAGTGGACTAGATACTATGGGTATGGTTCGTGACTTGTTAGAAGGACACCAAAAGATTGTTGACCTTCTAACTCAAGTATCAGAAGAAGCAGAAACTCAAAAGTCAAAAGGAACTATTAACCTTGTTGATGATTTAAATGAAGCACACGGCAAATTTATCTGGATGTTAAGGTCATTTACGCAATGACAGGATTTATGAATTATGATTATCGTAAGATGCAAAGATTGCAATAGAGAAATAACTAGCACTAATAAAACACAAACTTGTGGTTGTTCAAATATGATGACTGTAAAGGGAGATGGTGTATCTGCTGTTGACTTAAGTAGAGTGGTTATGGTAAACTCTACACAGAAAGAACAAAAAAATGTTCTTTCATCATCAGACCTTGCCTATCAAGAGGCAAGAAGACAGCGAAAAGTCCGTAAATTGGATTTTGAAATTCGCTAAATCTTTGGAAAGGTGGTCGAGTGGTTGAAGGCTCCAGTCTTGAAAACTGGCGAAGTGAAAGCTTCCGTGGGTTCGAATCCCACCCTTTCCGTTACATAGAATACTGATTTAATATTTTCTTCAGTTTTCTGTATAGTAGTGTTACAAAACACTGACATTTGATTGACGTTTAAAATTGCGTGATTAGTATATAGTAGTACTACTACTAAAATCCCAATGGATCAACATACTTATGAGAATTGGGTGAAAATCAAAGCAACTTTTGAGGAGTCTGGGAACACTAATAACATGTTTTATTATAGAGCGTGTGAAATTGTAAAAACAAAAAAAGACCCTTTAGCAAAATTTCTTGGAGATGAGAAATGATGCATGAACAAGAAGAATTTATTACACGTTCTGAAGTTCAGGAGATGATTGATGCCGCAATACGAAGACACAACCGTAATGCTTCTATCATTAGTATGTGCGTCGGTTGGGTGGTTCTTGCTTTATTTGCTGAGGGACTTTTGAGATTAGTTGGAGTTATTCCACCATTACTGCCATGGCTCAAAATCACATTGAATTAATTGGAATAGTTTTCCTTTTGGTGTTTGCTGCCACCATGTTCTATCAAGGAACATGCATTTTGAGAAATCATCGTGGTTATTCTTTACGTGATTACATGAAACAAGACAGCGCAAATATGCGTAAAAGAATAGAAGACTTACTCAAGGACAAATGATTTCTTTAACGGAAAAAGATTTACGAGAACTACAACAAAGAGTTCTTCAGCAAAAAATGAATGAACTCTTTGAAGAACCATCAACTTACGAAGACGAGGATGAAGATGATTAAAACACTTTTTCTATTATCAACCATATATTTTTCTACGATTGGTCTGTGGATTTATTGGGGATTAACCCATGCATACCAACCATAAACAAAGATATAACTTTGCTATGTCTGCTTTTGTGAGAATGTATGGACACTCTGTGATACATAATCATGATATCAAGCAGTTCTGCACTGAATGGTCTAACTGGCAAGTAAATGCTCCATTATCAGGGCTTGACGAAGCGGACCAATACTTGTATTATGAGTACAAGAACTGGAGAGGAAGATGATTTTTCATCTAGTTGAAACACTTGCAGCAAGTCCAATTTGGTTAGGTCTTTGTGGAGCAGGCTTGACAGTAGTTCCAATCCTTGGTATTATATACATACATTCAAAGAACAACGGGGCGTAGTTCAGCGGTAGAATGCTGGTTTTGGGAACCAGAGGTCACAGGTTCGATCCCTGTCGCCCCGACTCATAAAAATCACTTTATGAAAATGTATCAAGAACTAAACGAACTTCAATCATTTACAGTTGAAGAGTTTCAAAAAGATTTTGACAAACTTATAGAAAGAGTTGAGAACGGTGAATCATTTATTATACGAGATGGAAATAAAAACGCTGTGATAGTTCCTTACAATGAAACCATAAAGTACGCAATAGAATCTAACGTGGATGATGAATTGATACGTCTCCACACCGACCACGAAGAAGGTTCGTGATTTTCTTGGGAGTATAGCTTAATGGTTAGAGCGCCCTGCTTATAACGGGGTAGTCTGGGTTCAACTCCCAGTACTCCTACCTTGCTCCTTTAGCAATCTGGTGAATGCAGCGAACTCATAATTCGCCTGAGGCGTGTTCGATCCACGCAAGGAGCACTTGACAGAATCCCTGTCAAACCCTTATAATACTAAGGTCAACATTCAAAACAATGACTCTTACAGCAAAATTCAAGAAAGATGTGCAAACCCTTCGTGGTGCAGCAAATGGTGATTTCTACCTTGATGTAAAGAATCCGAAACTATACAAAAAGGTTCGCCGCTACTACGAAAACGAAGGTGTAGTATTCTCTGGTGATCCTCTTGATGACTATGAAATGCTTATGGAATACGTCGCTAGTGATCTTGAATCAGTTGAAGTAGCATGAAGACTAAAGTTCTTTTTGAACGTGAAGGATATCGCTTTGTAGAAGTTGGTATTCTTGAAATTAACGGTAAACCTGATTACCGTATGCAAAAACAAAATGAATACACCAAACGTTGGAATGACATTTATCTATTTGATAATGGTTTACAATGTACTACTGCAATGGAAGACATTGAATATGCGAAATGGTTAGACCCAGATAGAGTTCCATGCTACGTTAGAGATGATGATTAAATAGACACGGATGGTCTATAACAGCACTGGTCGGGAGCAAACCCCTTTATGGCAAAATCTGATTTATTCAGATACATTGGCAATATTCTTCTTTTGTCGGGATATTTTTTCCTGCTTTGGGGAGATATGCAAATTGGATTATTTGTAAAATGTATTGGGAATATTTTTGTTGTTCCCTTTGCAATCAAATATAAGTTTTGGGATATACTTTTCTTATGTGGATTTTATGCTGCTATTGAAGTACCAAAACTAATCCAACTTTTCCTAGTTAAGTAAAACTAGGTGGTGGAGTCAATATGACCCCTTGGTTTCTTGCTTTTCCTCAAGAGCAAGTGGTGCGGATGGGGAATTCTTTCTCCGCCTGGTTTCCAATTTCCAGTTAAAGAATTGGTGGCGAGCCTGAGTTACCGAGGTGGGTTGCATAAACCCACCTTTTTTAGTATAATATATAAAGGGAGTTTAATGCAATCTATGAGTGATTATACAAAAACAGCACTTGTACTTGGTGCTGGTGGGTTTATTGGAAGTCATATGGTAAAGAGGTTGAAATCAGAGGGGTATTGGGTTCGTGGTGTGGACCTTAAGTATCCTGAGTTTTCTGTCTCTGAGGCAGATGAATTTATTCAGGGAGACTTGCGCGACATGAGTTTTGTTCGCCGTGTTCTTGAATTCAAAGGAGAGCAAGGTAATTTTTACGCTAATGTTCCTTATCGTTACATTCTTCCTTTTCACGAGATCTATCAGTTCGCTGCTGATATGGGTGGTGCTGGATTTGTGTTCACTGGAGAGAACGATGCAGATATTATGCATAACTCCGCAACAATTAACCTCAATGTCCTTGAAGCACAACGTCAACTGAATGAAACATTTGATGGTGTTGAAAAAGAATGGACTAATTGTAACCGTCCTGTTCTAGATTATCAGACTAAAATTTTCTACTCTGGATCTGCCTGTATGTATCCAGAGCACAATCAATTAGACCCAGATAATCCAGATTGTCGTGAAGAATCAGCATACCCTGCCAATCCAGATTCTGAATATGGTTGGGAGAAACTGTTCTCAGAGCGGTTGTTTTTCGCTTATTCACGTAACCATGGTATTCCTGTTAGGGTTGCTCGGTATCATAATATCTTTGGACCAGAGGGAACTTGGGAAGGAGGTAGAGAAAAAGCACCAGCTGCAATTTGTCGTAAAGTGGCATATCTTCCAAAAGAAGGTGGCACAATTGATGTGTGGGGTGATGGAAAACAGACCCGTTCCTTCCTGTATATTGATGAATGTATTGAAGCAACCCGTCGTTTGATGGACTCTAATTTCCAAGGTCCTGTGAATATTGGTTCTGAGGAAATGGTAACCATCAATCAACTTGTAGAAACTGCTGCTAAAGTTGCTGGTAAGAATGTGGAGAAGAATCATATTGATGGTCCCCTTGGGGTTCGTGGTCGTAACTCTAATAACGATTTAATTCGTGAGAAACTTGGATGGGATTACTCCCAAACCTTAGAAGAAGGAATCGCAAAAACGTATAGGTGGATTGAGGAACAAATAAATGTCAAGGCATAAGTTTAATCTTGTAGGCAATACCTTTGACTATGCCGATGCTCCAAAGTGTTCTGTTTGGGGTAAAGAGTCGAAGAAAACTGAATGGGTAAGTGAAGGTGGAGATGGAACCTTTTACATTGATGCTGCCATAGGTTATGCATTTGATGATGATGTTAAGGGTCCAAAGTATGCTTGGATTCTTGAGTCTGCTGCAATTCTTCCACAAATTACTGATTTTGTAAAAGGTGCAGGCAGAGAAAGAGTATTGAATTCTTTTGATATTATCTTTACTCATAACAAAGACTTAATTAAGATTAATCCAGAAAAATTTAAATGGGTTCCTGCACAGGGAACTTGGATCAAACAACCAAAGGTATATGAGAAGTCTAAGATGATTTCGATGATTTCCTCAAATAAAACAATGTGTGAGGGGCATAGAAAGCGTCTTGAATGGGTTGAAAGATTTAAGGATCAGGTTGATTTCTATGGTCGTGGGTTTCCGACCGAAATTAAGTTTAAGGAGGAAGGTTTGTGTGATTATATGTTCTCAATTGCAATTGAGAACGCTTCATACGAAACTTACTTTACTGAAAAAATCTTAGATTGTTTTGCCACTGGAACTATTCCCGTTTATTATGGTGCTCCTGATATTGGAGATTATTTTAATAAGGATGGCATCATTGATCTAAGTGAAGAGTTTGAGGTCTCAGATGATATCTACTACAGTAAAATGGATGCTATCAAAGAGAACTTAGAAAAAGCTAAAAAAATGGAAGTGCTTGAAGATTTTATTTGGGAGAATTATTTCGCATGACAAAAGAAGTATTTGATTTGGCAGTGTCTGAAGGTAGACCTGTTTGCTATTATATCTTTAGAGATCTTGGAATCGGTAAAGAGTGTAAGTATTTTGTAGAGACTGGAACTCATTTTGGTGGTAGCGTTCAGTTTGCTTTGGATCTTGGGTTTGAGCAAATTTACAGTTGTGAATTTATGGAGGATCGTTATCAGCATTGTATGGAAAAATTCCAAGACAATGATAATGTAAATCTTTGGTTGGGTGATTCCAGTGATTGCTTTGCTGATATGATGAAGCAAGTGGACAAAAGAACTTGCTTTTGGCTAGATGCTCACGGAGAGGGTGGTGGAGTTCCTACGTTTGAAGAACTTGATTTGATTGAACAGAATGAAATCAAGAATCATACCATTGTGATTGATGATATCCCCGTATATTTCCTTGGTAAAGAAAAGGAATTGGAAGAGAAACTACTTTCAATAAATCCTGATTATACGCTTAAGTATTATAAGTCTATTAATCCAACGGACGATTATGTTTTAGTTGCTTACGTCGAGTGATATGAAACCTTGCATAATTAAACAACCTGCGGGGATTGGTGATGTTTTCTTTCTTCAAAAAGTAGCACACACTTATCGGGAAAAAGGTTGCAAAATTATTTGGGCACTTAGAGATGATATTTTCTGGGTTTCTGAATACATACCTGATATTGAATGGTATAAATTGAGTGATCAGTTTCCAGGAAAAGAGTTGTTTAATTATGTTGGATTTGGTGAAACAGATGAATTTATTTACATAGATGCTTCAACTGCAGATAGAACTTTCAATACTGATCCCACAAGGATTATGTCTGCAAAATTTGGTTTAGTTGGACTTGATCACACTGACTGGGGAAAGTATTTTAAATTCAATCGCAACTATGAAAAAGAAAACAAACTTTATTATGAAGTTTTAGGTCTTACTGATGATAGTGAATATGTTTATGTAAACGATATTATCAATACTAATATAGTTAAGACCGGTAAATTTAATAATTTGGAGTTTAAGTATCCTGCAATTTTTAATCAAATCTATGAAGAATATACTTTATTTGATTGGATTAAAGTATGGGAGAATGCAAAAGAAATTCATACTATTCCAACAGGAATGTGTTTTATTATAGATGTCATTGACACTAAAGGAGAGATATACTATTATCCTCAGGACGAGAGACAATATAAAGATGTGATAGACATCTTTAGCAAAGTTACTGAATACAGAAATGCTTGAAAATTATTCAAAGAACATAGATGGAATTGTCTATCAGGTAGATAAACAACACATCGATTATGATAAAGATTATGTGAATACTCGCTATGTTAAGTATGGAGAACTTCCAACTTATATGGGATATTTGCGTTTAGGTAATATTATTGGATCTCTTAATCGAGTTCCAAAAAGTATTCTTGATGTTGGTTATGGTGATGGATCTTTTTTGAAAGTCTGTAATAATATTGTTCCCGAATGTTATGGGTATGATATTTCAACCTATCCTATTCCAAATGGATGTACTCAAGTTGAAAGTATTACAGAAAATTTTTATGATGTAATTACTTTCTTTGATTCTCTCGAACACTTTGAAGACATTGATTTTGTTCGTGATTTGAAGTGTAGTGCTGTGTGCATTTCTGTTCCTCATTGCCACTATAAAAACGATGAGTGGTTTGAGAATTGGAAACATAGGAGACCAAATGAACACCTTTGGCACTTTGATAAAAAATCATTGGTTACATTTATGAACAGAATGGGATATGAAATTATATCTTCTAGCAATGTAGAAGATACTATTCGTAAAAATAAGGAAGAAGAATCTAACATTTTGACTTGTGTTTTTAAAAAAGTAAAAGTATGAAAGCTGTTGTATTAGAAAAAATTGATGCACCTCTTGCGATTAGAGATGTTGAATTGACTGAACTAAAGGTGGGTCAGGTTCTTGTTAAGATACTTGTAAGTGGTTTGTGTGGCGCACAACTCCATGAAATTCGTGGTCATAAGGGAAATGCAAAGTTTCTTCCTCATCTAATGGGTCATGAAGGATGTGGCATTGTTGAAGAAGTTGGACCTGGTGTAACCACAGTTAAAGTTGGTGATAAGGTTGTGATGCATTGGAGACCTGGAACTGGAATTGAAGCACCATTTCCATCATATGTTCTCGATGGAAAATCGATGAGTAGTGGTAAAGTAACTACTTTAAGTGAGTATTCTATTGTATCCGAAAATAGACTAACTACTGTCCCTCAAGATACTCCAGAAGATTTGTGTGCAATTCTCGGTTGTGCTCTGACGACTGCAATGGGAATTATTGATAATGAGATTGATCTTAAGTTTGGTGAAAGCGTTGCTGTTGTTGGATGTGGTGGTGTTGGATTGAACTTGATTCAAGCAGCAGCACTTAAGAGTGCGTGCCCAATCTATGCAATTGATAATAATGTGACAAAGAGAGATCTTTGCTTTACTGCTGGAGCATCTCTCTTTACTAACTCTATCAACAATTTGGAGGAAAGTGTAGATGTAATTATTGATACTACAGGTATTCCTGAAGTTATTAGTGAGTGTGCATCAAAACTTTCTGGTAAAGGGCGTATGGTTCTAGTTGGACAACCAGCTCCTGGACGTGGTATTGAGATTATGAATGCACTTAACCTTTTTAATGGTATGGGTCAAAGTATTAAAGCAACTCAAGGTGGAAAGACCAATCCTGCAGAAGATATCCCTCGTTATGTTCGTATGCATAAAGAAGGTTTGTTAGATATCAAGCAATTTGTTACACATCGTTTCAAACTAGATGAAGTAAATGATGCATTCGACTTGCTTAAGTCAGGAAATGCTGGTAGAATTATTGTCGAAATAGGAGTATAATAGATGAGAGGAACTGATTGGACGCCTGAAGGTCTTCGTTCTTTTGTAGATAAGATCGCAGAACATCACGATGCTGGTCGTTTGCCTTTTGCCCTCCACCTTCCTGGTGGTAATGAAGAGCAATTGATTGATATTTTTTCGAACATTAATGAGGGGGATTACGTTTTATCCACTCATAGAAATATGTACCATGCCTTGTTGCACGGTCTTCCTCCAGAAGAAGTTGAGAATAAAATTCTTAATGGTCGAAGTATGTTTATGTTTGATCGTGAACGTAACTTCTACGTCTCTGCTATTATTGGTGGACCTGTTGCAATTGCTGTAGGCATTGCTTGGGCATTGAAGCGTAAGGGATCAACTCAAAAGGTTTGGTGCTTCCTTGGTGATGGAACTGAAGATACTGGGCACTTTGCAGAAGCAGTGCGTTATGTGGATGGATTCGATCTTCCCTGCACCTTTGTGATAGAAGATGACAGAATGGCAGTAGAAGCACCAAAAGAACGTCGCTGGGGAACCGATAAAGACCTTGATTGGCCTTCTTGCGTTGTTCGCTACCATTACACTAAGACTCGCCCTCACATTCGTACTGGTAACTTTGCCGACTTGAAGGTGATGAAGGAAATTATGCGAACTGATGAGGAGTATTTCCCTCTTCTTCCTAAGCGCGAGTATCCAAAACCAGTTGATTATCATCCCCTTGATATGAAGTTCAAGGATGCAGTAACTCAGGGTATGACTGAACTTGGTGAAGATGGTGCAATCTTTATTGGATATAGTCTCATTCCTGGTGATGCAATGGGAACTCTCAAGAATGTTCCTGATGACCAAAAGATTGAAACTCCCGTTGCAGAAAATCTAATGGTTGGTCTTGCAATTGGTATGTCATTTGAAGGTTTTAAACCAGTTGTTTATTTTGAACGGCATGACTTTATGTTGGTTGCTGCCGATGCCATTGGCAATCATGTAGATAAAATTGAAAGAATCTCACACGGAGAATTTAAAGTTCCTATCATTCTAAAAACTGTTGTTGATGATGGTGGACTGTTCTATTCTGGACCTACTCATTCTCAGGACTTTACAAAAGTATTCCAAGAGTTGGTAGATTTCCCTGTTCTTGACCCTCAAACTCCAGAGGAAGCTTTGGATATGTATAGGTATGCCAAAGATAGTGATGGTCCTGTGATGATTGTAGAGCACAAAAAGTTCCACTGATGAAAACATATGTGTCCCTAGGAATCGGGGATTTATTTTTTCTCGATTCCATTCTTACAAAAGATGAGAAAGAAAGCATAACTGAAATCTATTGGGCATGTAGATTTGGATATGTGATGAAAGATTTGTTGGAGAATAACCCATCATATCCAAATCTTATCTCTCAATATGTTATTGATGATGAAACTGGAAAGGCAGCAATGGCAACGCTTGATCCTATTGCTGTCCCTTTTTGGCATTTTAGACCTGACTTTGAACGTAACTTTAAAGTTGGGTTAAAACTATTTGGTATCGAGAGTGATTGGGATAATCAAAATCTTCAGATAGTTGATGCTGTAAGTATGTTTCTGGATGACACAAGACCATTCCAAGAATCGTCTTTTATCAAACACGCTGATAGAATTGATGACAACTACATCGTCTTTCATTACCCAACATCAACTAGACCAAGAAGTGACATCGCGCATATTACTGATGATGATGTTGAGTTTGTGAATCAGTTATCAAGAGAAACTGGTTATTGTGTCAAGATTATCTCCGATCATAAAGTAGATCTTGCAATTGAGAATCAAGAGCAGTTTATTAATGAACCCATTATTAAAGTAAAAGACTTGGTTGCCAATTGTAATTATTATGCTGGTTGCGATTCTTTCTGTAGTATTCTTGCGGCAAAAGCACTTCCAAAAGAAAACTTGTTTATTAAAACATCACCAAACTTTACTGGATGGAATAATTGGTTATTTCGAGCATTCCTTCCACATTCTCCCGAAGAAGTAAAGCAATTTTATAAACCATACATTGGAAGACCATGAGTAGTATACTAGTTATTGGTGAGACTTGTAGAGATGTATTTGTCTATTGTGATTCCAATAGACTTTGCCCAGAAGCACCTGTTCCCGTTCTGAATATTGTAGACCAGAGGGAAAACCCTGGGATGGCTGGTAATGTTCGTAGAAATATTGAGAGTCTTTCTGGAAAGGTAATTAACATAACAACCAATTCTAATTGGTATGAGATTGTAAAAACAAGATATGTGCATCGAGAGAGTAATCATATGTTCTTTCGAGTAGATACAACACAACCAACTCCTAGATTAAATGTTAAAGATCTTGATTTGGATTATGATTTAGTCGTTATTTCAGATTATAATAAAGGGTTTCTTCTTGAAGATGACATTTCATATATTTGTTCTAATCATAGTAATGTGTTTATAGATACAAAGAAAATTCTTGGTGATTGGGTGAAGGAAGCAAGGTTTATTAAAATCAATGATTATGAGTATCGTAATTCTGAAAAGTATTTGACAAGTGAGATAAAGGAAAAGATCATCCATACTATGGGGGGTCTTGGATGTGAGTATAAAGGAAAAAGATACCCAACTAAAAAAGTAGAAGTTAAAGATTTGTCTGGTGCTGGTGATACTTTCATGGCAGCACTAGTAGTAAAATTTATAGAAACAGACAATATTGATAAGAGTATTGTATATGCAAATGAATGTGCATCTAAAGTAGTAACTCAAAAAGGAGTAGCAGTCCTATGATTATTCTGACTGGTTACAATGGATTTATTGGAAATGCTTTTTTGGATAAACTTGATAAAGAGAACCTTTATCGGGTTGGTATTGGTGGAGCATTTAATTTTTTAAATGAATACAATGACTGGGATAAAGTGCAACTAATACTTCATCAGGGTGCTATCTCAAGCACAGTTGAAACTGACATAAACAAGATACACAAATATAATGTTGATTTCACGCTTAGATTATTTGAGAAAGCCATTGAATATAAAATTCCAGTTAAGTATGCATCCTCAGCATCTGTTTATGGAAATCTTCAAGGCATCTTCAATCCATTGAACTACTATGCTATTTCAAAACTACAAATAGATTATTGGGTTCAGGATCATATTGATGAATTCTCTTTGATACAAGGTTTTAGATATTTTAATGTCTATGGTAATGGTGAAGACAGTAAGGGAGACCAAGCAAGTCCAGTAAGTAAATTTACAAAGCAAATAAAAGAGACTGGAAAACTTAATTTGTTTGAAGGATCGGATAAGTTTTTGAGAGATTTTATTTGTGTTAATGACGTTGTTGATGTTGTCCTTAACAATGAGAAAGGATCTGGAATCTATGATCTAGGAACTAGCAATCCTGTGAGTTTCCAACATGTTGCAGAATGTGTTGCAAAGAAGTATAATGGTGATATTAACTATATTCCTTTCCCCGACCATTTGGTTGGTAAGTATCAAGATTACACTAAAGCAAAATGTGAATGGGGGGATTATGAGTTTATGACCGTAGAGGACTACCTTAAATGATTACAGTATGGACAAATGGATGCTTTGATATATTGCATCCAGGACATATGGAATTATTCAAGATTGCCAAATCTCTTGGTAATCGTTTGATTGTTGGTATCGATGAGGACCAAAAAGTTCGTAATGATAAAGGACCTAATCGTCCAGTAAATTCATTGTCTTTTCGTAAGGCAATGTTGGAATCAAATAAACATATTGATATTGTAATTCCATTTGGTAGTCGTCAAGAACTTGAGAATCTAATTCAACTTTATTCTCCAGACATTCTCCTTGTAGGTGGTGACTGGAGAAATGGTGATGTTGTTGGTAGACAATTTGCTAAGGAAGTAAGATTCTTAGATAGAGTTGGTGGATATTCTACTACTGATATTATAAGGAGAATTCATGAAATACGTTGTTGACATTGATGGGACAATTTGCGATAAACCAAGTAATATGCATCACGATGGCGATTACTCTATTAGTGTTCCAATCCCAGGTAGAATTGAAAAAATAAATAAACTATACGAAGAGGGACATACTATCGTATATCTCACTGCTAGAGGTATGGGAAGGCACGGTGATTCTAGGATGTTAGCACATAAAGAATTTTATAATCTAACTTATAATCAACTCATAAATTGGGGTTGCAAGTTTCACGAACTTCACATGGGTAAACCCTCTGGCGACTTTTACATTGACGATAAGGGTATCAATTCTAATGAGTTCTTCAATTAAATTTGTCCCTAAGGGATGGGGATTTGAAAAATGGATTGTAAACAATGAGCAATACTGTGGTAAACTTTTATACTTCGCACAGGGAAGAAAATGCTCTTGGCATTATCATAAATTAAAAGATGAAACTTTTTACATTCAATCTGGATGCATAAAGTTGTTATATTCTGATGATGATAATAGAGAACTTGCTAATATTATTTTCTTAAAGAAGGGAGATAATTTTCACATTTATCCTGGTCTTCGTCATCAGATGATTGCTCTAGAGGATACAGAATTATTTGAATTTTCTACTCAGCACTTTGATGAGGATAGTTACAGAATTATTAAAGGAGATTGATTATGATTGGTATGAATAAGTTGGGACAAAAGGGTAGACTGGGAAATCAATTATTTCAGTATGCTGCTTTAGTTGGGATTGCTAAGAATATGGGATATGACTTCTGTATTCCCGATCATTCAAAGGCAACTTGGTTTGATCAACAAGTTGATGGAAATACTGTAACTGTATATCATCAACTTCAGCATCTTTTTGAGATGAACTATCTGGATGGTAGATTTGGTGAAGTTGATGGATATGATATTGATGTACACCAAGCGGAATTTTGTGAAGAACTCTTTAATGAATGTCCAGATAATTCAAGTCTTCTTGGGCATTTTGAGTCATACCACTATTTTAAAAATGCTGAAGAAGAACTCCGTAAAGACTTTGTAGTGCGTGAGCACCTAGTTGAAGCAGCATCAAAGTTTCATAAAGATAAAGGAACCCAGAATCCTGTATGTGTAAGTGTTCGACGGGGTGACTACATTAAGTTTCAAGATCATCACCCTCCTTGTGTAGAATCATACTATAGAGAGTGTATGGAAAAACTTGGAAAGGAACGTCAATATGTTATAACTTCTGATGATATTGAATGGTGTAAAACCGTCTTTATTGGAGATAATTTTATATTCAATGACGATGCACCTGAAAATGTGTATAAACCTCATTTTGATTTTGCTGTTGGAACTCTATGTGACGATTTCATTATTGCGAATAGTACTTTCTCTTGGTGGATTGCTTGGGTTGGTGGAAAGAAGGATAAGCAAATTTTTATTCCTAAACCATGGTTTGGACCTGCTCTTTCTCACATTGATACTGAAGGATATTATGTTCCTGGTATGAATATTGTTGAAAGAGAGATTATAAGACTATGATGGATTTAACTTTCTTAATTCCAACTAGAATCGAAACCGAAGATAGGTTGAGAAATATTATTTCATCTGTTTCTTATCTTCTTGCATACGTTCCTGCAAAAGTGATTGTAAAGGAAGTTTCTGGTCGCAATACATTTAAGTTTAGAGCTCTACCTGAGATTAAAAAAAGGGTTAGTACAGAAAATCTAACTCATTTGTATGAGGAAAATAATGATCCTTTATTCTGCAAGAGTAAAGTTTTAAATGATTTGATAGTTGCTTCGGATACAAAAGTTGTTGCAAACTATGATGCTGATTGTATCCTTCCACTGTCTTCATACCACCAGGCATATGGTGCAATTAACGATGGACATGCAGATGTAGTATATCCATATGGATGTGGAATCTATCAGTGGAGAGCAGAATACAATATGGATATCTTTGAAGACTTTATGAATAAGTTGGATATATCTGTTCTTGACAGAAATAAAACACTATCCAACTCTACAATTGGATGGACACAGTTTATCAATAGGCAGAAGTATATTGATTCCTATATGATGAATGAAAACTTTGTTTCCTGGGGATGCGAAGATGATGAGTTTTATTTTCGTATGAGTACTTTGGGAAATCGTATTGCAAGAATTGATAACTATGTCTATCACTTGGAACACGGTAGAACTCACAACTCTTGGTTTAGTAATCCAAACTTCAATAACAATTGGACTCTGTGGAATACAATTAAAACATTTGACAGAAACCAATTGGTAGAGTATTATGAAAATCAAGACTATCTAAAAACACGTAAAGCACAATTGAAATGATAGGATTTAATGCACTTGGGCGAATGGGAAGGTTTGCCAATCAGATGTTCCAATATGCAGCCTTAAAAGGTATTTCCAGAAAAATTGGAACAGATACTTGTATCCCTAATCATACTCAAGTAGTTGATGATGGAATTGGAAATAAATTAAGGACTGAATTGTTTGATTCTTTTGATCTGAATACAAAAGTTGGTCTCCTTAACAATGGACACGCTCCTGTTGTTAATGAGAGATTTTTTCATTTTGATGAAGAACTTTTTAATCTCTGTCCAGACCACGTAAGTCTTCAAGGATATTTTCAAACAGAAAAATATTTCAAGCATATTGAAGATGAAATCAGAGAAGAGTTTACCTTTAAAGGTGAAATTCTTTCTCCTTGTAAAGAAATGATTTCTTCTGTAGATAATCCGATTGCTTTACATGTTCGTCGAACAGATTATGTAACTAATAGTGCAAATCATCCTCCTTGTTCTTTGGAGTATTATGAGGCAGCATTGGAGCATTTTGATAAAGATAGAAACGTTATTGTGTTCTCTGACGATCCTGCCTGGTGTAACCAACAAGAATTGTTTTCTGATGATCGATTTATGATTTCCGAAAATACAGACAACAGAGTTGACTTATGTTTGATGTCTCTTTGCGATGATTTTATTATTGCAAACTCATCATTCTCTTGGTGGGGAGCTTGGTTATCAACAAACAAAGATAAAAAAGTTATTGCACCTTCACAGTGGTTTGGAAAGGAAGGATATACAAAAGATCATGATACTAAAGATTTAATCCCAGATAGTTGGACTAGAATTACCAATGGATAAAAATAAATCTGCACATAAATTAAAAGGTCTTCCGAAGATTTACTGGTTAAATTTAGACGCCGATACAGAAAGACGTGAGTATATGGAGCAGCAGTTCCAATACTGGGAGATTGAAAACCATACTCGCATCTCTGGATATGATGGTAGAGTTGATGATGTTGCTTGTCATCTTAAAGGAAGGATTCCTGACAATGTAAGTCAAAATGAACTTGGTTGTTGTATGTCTCATCTTAAGGCAATTAAAACCTTTTATGAGGAGACTGATGATGAATATTGTTTGATTCTTGAGGATGATGTAAATTTTGATATTGTAAAATATTGGAACTTTACTTGGACAGAGTTTTTCTCTCTTGCTCCTTATGATTGGGATTGTTTGCAACTAACAACTATCTGTACTGGTGATATTCACGTTAGATTACATTTGAAGTTTATTAATGATTTTTCTGCAGCAATTTATTTGATTACTCGTCATCATGCTGCAAAACTAATGAGAAATCATGTTCGTGGAGATAAATTTAAATTAGATAATGGTGTAAAACCAAGGGCTGTTTCTGAAGATACAATTTTAGAAACGGGTAAGACATATACAATTCCTTTGTTTTTGTATAACTTGAATATGGGGTCTACTATTCATACTGACCATCTTAGTATCTTCCATAAAGGACCACACGATGCTTTGCTAAATTATTGGCAACAACAAGGTGCTACGATCGATATTAGGGAACATATGAATTATGATCCTTATTTGGGGAGAATCGTTGAGAGTTCTGCACCCCCACCACAACAAAATGCTTGACATGATCCCAAAGAGAGTGTTAAAATAGTCAGACCTTGAGGAAACTTAAGGTTTTTTTCATATTCTATAGAAGAAATAAATTTTATGAAACTCAAACAACTGATGCTTGCACCTGTTGCTCTGGGAATGGTTGCCCCTGTTGCTGCGAATGCCGCAGACCTTAATATGGCAGCAGTCAATCAATATTCCTCTGAGCAGGTTACTAGCGTCAACCAACTTTCTGATGTGCAACCAACCGATTGGGCATATCAGGCACTTAGCAACCTCGTAGAGCGTTATGGTTGCGTTGCTGGTTATGCCAACGGCACTTATGGTGGCAGTAAGGCAATGACCCGCTATGAGGCAGCAGCACTTCTGAATGCTTGCCTGGATCGTGTAACTGAAAATACTGATGAACTCAAGCGTCTTGCTGATGAGTTCCGTAATGAACTGACTGTTATTCAAGGTTCTGTTGCTAAACTGGAAACTCAGGTTGGACAACTTGAAGCAACCCAATTCTCAACCACTACTAAACTGAAAGGTGAAGCATCTTTCGTTCTTGGTGGTGTTGATAATGCTTGGACCCCTGGTTCTACTGCAAGCACCAATGTTGGTAATACTGCTTTTAATTACGATCTTCGTATCAATCTTGATACTTCTTTCACTGGTAAAGACCTGCTCCGCACTCGTCTGCGTTCTGGCAACTTCTCTTCACAACCCTTTGGTTCTTCTTCTTCCCTGTTCAAACTGGACAAGGCAGAGAGTACTGCTGATGCTGTGAAACTTGACCGTCTGTACTACAGCTTCCCTGGACTTGCTAAGGGTGTGACTCTGACTGCTGGTGCTCTGGTTCGTAACACTGAGATGACTTGGATTCCTTCTGCTTATAAGTCGGATGTTCTGGACTTCTTCCAACTTGCTGGTGCCCCTGGTGTCTATAACAAGGCAACTGGTTCTGGTTTCGGTGCTCAGTGGGTCCAAGGTAAAAAGGGTTTTGTTGCTGGTCTGAACTATGTTGCTCAAGGTGGATCTGATTCCACTAAAGGTGAGTTTAACGAAAAGGGTTCTCTGAACACTCTTGCTCAGATTGGTTATCGTGCTCCTAATTATGGCGCTGCATTCGGTTATCGTTATGGTACTGAAGGCACCCGTGTTCGCACTTTCAACGGTATTCTTGGTTCTTCTGGTGCTCTTGCTCCTGGTCAAACCTCTAATGGTTATGCTCTGAGTGCTTACTGGCAACCTTCCAAGTCTGGCATCATTCCTTCTGTGAGTGGTGGTTACGGTTGGAACACTGTAAGCTTGAATGCTGAAGGTCAAGCAACTCCTAATGGTGCTACCGATTCGCAAACTTGGTATGCTGGTCTCCAGTGGTCTGATGTGTTTGCTAAGGGCAACTCTGCTGGCTTCGCTATCGGTCAACCTGGTAATGCAGAAGGTCTTGAGAAAGACGCAACGATGTGGGAAGTATTCTATAAGTATCGTGTAAGCGATAATATTACAGTTACTCCTGCAGTGTTCTATGTGTCAAACAATCAGGCACTTGCAGATACCTCCTCTAACTATGGTGGGGTAGTTCAAACTACTTTCCGTTTCTGATAAACTACTCATAATATGAGTGGAAGCACCCCTTTCTGGGGTGCTTTTTTATGAAAACCAAACCTTAACCAAATCTTAGTGGACTTTAAAGTTTCCTTCCAGTATTATTACTTACGAAGTCAATTCACTTCTAAAACTCTTTTATGAAACTCAAAAACTTTATTGCTATTGGTCTAGTTGCTGCTCCTGCTGCTGCTCTTGCTGGACCTGCTCTGAATGGTGCTGGTGCTACCTTCCCTGCACCGATTTATCAACGATGGTTCCAAGATTATGCACGAACTTCTGGGAATAGGGTTAATTATCAGTCCGTTGGTTCTGGCGCTGGTGTTCGTCAATTTATTGCGGGCACAGTTGACTTCGGAGCAAGTGACGAACCAATCAAACCAGCAGAAGCAGCAAAGGTGAAGCGTGGTGTCGTTCAAATCCCTATGGTTGGTGGGACGATTGCTGTTGCTTATAACAAGCCTGGATGCAAACTGAAACTCACTCAGAAACAAACTGTTGATATTTTTTCTGGTCGCATTAAGAACTGGAACCAAGTTGGATGTACTGCTGGTCCTATGACTGTGGTTCATCGTTCTGATGGTTCTGGAACCACTTATGCATTCACTAACTCTCTTGATGCCTTTGGTGGTTGGAAACCTGGTGTTGGTAAATCTGTAAATTGGCCTGTTGGTGTTGGTGCTAAGGGTAACGAGGGCGTCTCTGGAACTATTAAAAACACTCCTGGTGGCATTGGTTATGTGAATACTGGATTTGTTCGTGCCAACAAACTCCAAGCTGCTGTACTTCAAAACAAGGCAGGTAAGTTCGTTGGACCTTCTGCTGTGACTGGATCTGCTGCTCTGAATGGTATTACTCTAGATGCAAACCTTGCTGGTGAGAACCCCAATCCTGCTGGTGTAAATGCATACCCCATTTCTACCCTGACTTGGATCCTTGCATATAAAAAAGGTAATGGCGCAAAGACGAATGATATCCGTGCCGCTATCAATTATGCTCTAAGCACTAAGGCACAATCTATTGCTGATGACCTTGGATATGTTCCTCTTTCGGGAAGTGTTCTCAATAAAGCACGTCTTGTTGTTGGTCGTATCGGTCAATAATGTAAGCATTTATACTTACTAAAGTCAGAATTCTCTAACAAGGGTGGGTTTTCCCCCTTGTTTTTTCTTTAGATTTCCTATATAATTGTGTAACAGTTCTTTACAAAACCATTATGACTGTAACAACTAATGATCGTGGACAACAAAACATGTGGGCAATTGAGCCACCTGTTTACATTTCTGATGAAGATGCAAAGAAGTATGGGATGAAAAGTTATGCTGAACGAGCCGAATCTGCTAATGGTCGCTGGGCTATGCTTGGGATCGTGGCTGGTTTTATCTCTTATGCCCTGACAGGGAATCTGTTTTTTGGTGTAATTTGAGACTTGACAATGACTTCAATTATCTTTACAATGACTAGTGTTGCCTTTTTTGTTTTACTGGCACACTCAGTCAATCAACTTTCAGAAACTTATTAATTTATGACGTACAATGTTACTCTCCGCTCTCCCGATGGCACCGAAACCATTATTCAGTGTGATGAGGATACTTACATTCTTGACGCAGCAGAAGAGGTGGGTGCCGATCTTCCATATTCCTGCCGTGCAGGTGCATGTTCATCTTGTGCAGCAAAAGTAATTGAGGGGACAGTTGATAACGAAGATCAAACATTTCTTGATGATGACCAACTCGCAGAAGGATTTATTCTGACTTGTACTGCATATCCTAAATCGGATTGTGTTATCCTCATTGAGCAAGAGGAAAACCTGTGACTGCTGGAATGCTTGGGCAGTTCGCATTCGCTCTTCAAGAACTGGGATGGGACGCCAACGATGAACTCTCTGTTGAGATTGGTGGCGTAGCAGTAACTGGAACTGCAACTCACCCAGACGCAAACGCAAAGTGGGCGAAACCATTTGGAACTGTAACTTACCAGAACGACGCTTTTATTGTTATCAAGAATAAAACCAGAAGTCCTATGGTCTTCTCCCAACCCAATCCAGAACTTAAACAACAACACCCTTACAAAGGAGAAAAACAATGAACGAAAGAGCAGAACGTATTAACGGTTGGGCAGCAATGATTGGCATTATTGCTGCGATGGGTAGCTATGCCGCTACCGGACAAATCATCCCCGGAATTTGGTGAGATGGAGGTCAAAATGCGTAGCGAAGGTTATACTATTCCTGAAGTTCAATTTGAATTTCGGGAATCTGGTGAATTTGTAACTCGTACATCTTCCGAACTTTTCAATGGAAAGCGTGTGGTCATTTTTAGTCTGCCTGGTGCTTTCACTCCTACTTGCAGTGCCTATCAGCTTCCTGGATTCGAAGAGAAATACGACGACTTTGTTGGTCTCGGCATCGATGATATTTACTGCATCTCTGTTAATGATGGGTTTGTAATGAATGCCTGGGCTAAAGACCAGAACATTGAGAAAGTAACTCTCATTCCAGATGGCAATGCATATTTCACACGTTCTATGGGAATGCTTGTCAATAAGTCCAACCTTGGTTTCGGCAATCGCTCTTGGCGTTATGCTGCGGTCGTGGATAACGGAATCATCGAAAAACTATTCGTTGAAGCGGGGCAACGGGACAATGCTGACACCGACCCTTACGAAGCGACTACTCCAGAAAATGTTTTCGAATATGTGAAAACAACAGTTCGAGAAACTGTTTCTGCTTAAACATAATTAAGCGTCTCAAAGAGGCGCTTTTTTTATAAATATCTGAGTGTTTAGAGTAATATCCAATGACCCTAGATCTTCATAACTTTTTTAAATTTTATGATGATGGTAATGCGAATCACGTAGCAGCGGTTCAATGGTTAGAGGATAACCTACCTGCTCAATTTTTAGATGATGCGGAGACTGACTGGATTGGAATGTTCAGAACGAAACCACCAACTCCAGAAGTTCTTGCAGTTCCATACTTCAATCAAGTAGATAACTACAGAGATGCACATAGAACTTGTAACAGTTCATCGTGCGCTATGTGCCTTGCTTTCCTCAAGCCAGGAAGCATCAAAGGCGACGATGAATATGTCAAGAAAGTATTTGCGATTGGTGACACTACTGACCATGCGGTTCAGACGAAAGTTCTGGCAGGTTATGGAATTAAGTCACACTTTAGTTACAATCTTTCTTTTGCTGACATTGATAAGAGTCTTGATGCTGGGAAACCTGTTGTTATTGGTATCCTGCATCGCGGTTCTTTATCTGCACCTACTGGTGGGCACATGTGTGTTGTAATCGGTAAGACTCCAGATGGAAAGGGATATTACATTAACGATCCATATGGTTCACTCAACGATAACTATACTGGACCCGTAACGAATGGTAAGAAAACCATTTACACCAAAGCAGTTCTCAAACATCGTTGGTGCCCAGGAGGAAATGATGGGTGGGGAAGGATCTTCGACTGAGTTTAAAAAAAAGATTCTGGAAGAAGTGAAGAAACTCACAAATCAAGGTAAACATAAAGAAGCAAGTGAATTATTCGATATATACTTTCCAAATATAGGAGGCAACAATGGCAAGAATTGACCTGCACAACTTCTTCAAGTTTTATGACGAGAAGAACCCTAACCACGTTAAAGCAGTACAGTGGTTAGAAGATAATCTCCCAGTCAAATATCTAGAGGATAACATTGATTGGGCGGAGATTTATCGCGGAAAAAAGACTAGTGCTGCACCAGCCCCTGCCGCTGCTGCAGCTCCCTCTGCCCCAGTAGCAGGTGGTGATGATGTACCGCAAATGGGCATTAAGTTAATTAAAGAGTTTGAAGGATGCCATCTAAAGGCATATCCTGACCCTTTGACTGGTGGACTTCCAATCACAATCGGTTGGGGTTCTACCCGTAAGAAGGATGGTTCAGCATTCAAACTTGGTGATACACTTACTCAACAAGAAGCTGATGAACTCTTAATTGAACAATGTAAAAAAGAGTTTCTCCCAGCACTTCGTAAAATTCCACATTGGGGAGAAATGTCTGATGGAAAAAGAGGCGCTCTGCTCAGCTTTGCTTATAATCTTGGCGCTGGTTTCTACGGCGGTGATAACTTTAATACTATTACTAAACGCTTGAAGAATAAAGAGTGGGACTTAGTTCCCGATGCGCTTTACCTCTACAGAAATCCTGGTTCAAATGTAGAAGCAGGACTAGCACGTAGAAGAAAAGCAGAAGGTGAAGCTTGGAAAAAAGGTTAACCTCAAACTAAGGAACAAATGGAAACACCAAACAAAAGAGAAAAGTGTATGAGTACTGTTATTCGTATTGCGATTTTGGGTTGGTCTGCCGCTCTTCTTACTGCTAGTTATGCTGGGGCTCTATCTAAGATGGACCCCACATTCATTGCTACTGTTTTCACCGCATCTGCTGCTACTTTTGGTATTAACACAATGAAGAAGGGTGGTGATGATGATGAAAAGAAAGAAGAACCACGTAGAGAAGTCATAGTAGAACCAACACCAGAACCACCAGCACCTGAAGTTGCTGCTGCAGAACCAACTCTTGAAGAAAGAGTTGAAGTATTAGAAGGTCAAGTCCAGCCTCGTACTGGAGGAGCATAATGTCTAAATCTGCTAATAAGGGCAAGAAGGGATCTGCTAATAATAAAAAGCAGAACCAGGGCAATGCTACTGCTAAAAAGGCTAAGAACGGTGGTAAGAAAAAGTGATTGAATTTTTAATTTTGACCGTTGCAGGTCATGTAGTAATTGGACCTAATATGTGTCAAACTGATTATCTACACAAAAATGAAATCTATACATTCACTTACCCATGCCACGAGAATGGAACACTCCTAAAAGAGAGTGTTGGAATGCTCCAATCCACAAAATACTTCAAGCAATAGATAATCACACCCGCCTCTATATGGAGACGGGTGATTTTTGGCATGAACAACAAGCCCAGATATTGAGAAAATATGTAAAGGATTTGAAAGTCTGGATTCATAAACAAGAAGGATGGTGGAATGAATGAAAAAATTTCTAACTACACTTGGACTATCATTAACATTAGCATTACCTACATTTGCTAATTCAGTAGAACCAAAACAACCAACAGTAAGACCCTATAGTGTTGAGGCAATGGGTTGTATGATTCTTTTAGAATGTACTGAGGGTATAGAAAAACTTTCAGTAAATTCTGAATTTTTAAAAGACCCTGATTTTGATCCATTCAGAGAGGAAATTGTAAGAATCATAAATGCTCTAGATAAACTTGAAATTCCTGTTTATGTTGCACCAGAGAGATATTTTACTCCAAGAACAGTGGGATTATACAAACCAAATTATAATCGGTTTTTTATAAACGAAAATCTTGTAAAAGACGAAAGAGAATTTTTGGGAACACTTCGCCACGAAGGTTGGCACGTTGTTCAAGATGCTATGGGTGGTGGACTACAAACTTCATTTATGGCACAAGTGCATCAAGATTCTGAAATTCCTGTGTGGTTAATGAAGATGACTAAATTGACTTATGAATCAATGATGCAAAGTCGTGCTGTTCCCTGGGAAGCAGATGCTAATTGGGCAGAAGAACAACTCAATCAAACTGCTAGATTCCTAGAGATGGTAGCACAAGGTCCATTGTGGGAACAGGTAACACCAACTCCACTCACAAAGGAATGGTTAATTGGATGTGGATTTATGAAACCAAGAGATGGGTTGTATCCTTATTACCCAAATAAGAAAGTACAATATTGCACTGAAGGTAAGTATTGATGGATAAGTTCCCTTGGGGAGTAGTAATATTATTATCTTGTGGACTTTCCTTTACTGCATATATCATTTACTACATACTAAGGTTAGCTAATGAGGAGATGAAAGATGAAGAACATAGCAATCATTCTGTCAGCGACGAGTCTGGCAATTAGTGGAGCACTTTGCTATGGTGCTTATGTGACTTATAAAAAAGCAGAAGCAATCCTTAACAACCCTGAAGAGTTTGTTGGAAAGGTTGTAGAGAATCAAGTTAATAAAGCATTTGAGAAACTACCAATTCCCAAACTAAATACCAAAGAGTTTAAGTTACCTTTCTAATGGATAAGGATCCTTATATTTACAGAATCAAGCAAGTTTTAAGAGTTGTAGATGGTGACACTATTGATGCTGCTGTTGATTTGGGTTTTGATATCTCCCTTACTAAGCGAATTCGTCTTGCTGGTGTCGATACCCCAGAGAGCAGAACAACTGATGCAAAAGAAAAAGCACTTGGTCTTGAAGTTAAAGAATGGCTCAAGAAAAAGTTAGAAGGACAAACTGATGTTATTGTAAAAACAGAACTCCCAGATTCTACCGAAAAGTATGGTAGAATTCTGGGACATCTTTTTATTGGTGATAAGGAAGTATCCGCAGTCAATAAGAAAAAGTCTGTTAATCAACAAATGATTGATGAAGGATATGCTTGGGAATATGATGGTGGAACAAAGAAAAAAGATTTCTCTTTACTAGAATCAAAAAGAAAGGCGGGCTGATAATTTCTTAGCAATCTTTTTCGGTGGGGCATAGAGACCTTTAAATCTCTCTTGTCCCTCCTTTGTGAATTTATCTTTCATCACATCATCAATAATAACTTTGTTCTCTATCTCATAGAGTGCATTGGTATCTACTTGGTCGCGGATATATTGCTCTACATTATCTGTTTGTGCGACCAAGCGTGTGCCTTCTGCAGAGTATTCAAATATATCAATGTGTCCACTATCTGCCATTACATAATGTAAGACAGGTTTAACTTGTTTGATTTTGATTTTAAATTTATTCTTTGCTGCTTCTCTTATTAGAGGTTCAGCAGCATTCTTAACGACATTCAAGACCGCTGTAGATGCCATTGTAGCAGCAGTGGTAACTACTGCGACAGCACCAGCCGTAGCAACAAGAGAAGGATCAGGTAAATTAATATCGATTCCACCGACAGTAAAGGTAGGTTTGGGTAAATCTGCAGGAACTTCTGCAATTGGCTTTGGAGTTTCAACTTGTGGGATTGCTGGTATTGGAGGTTGAAAAACCTGAGGGGTTGATGGTGGTTTGGTATCTGGCAATCCTCTAGCTTTATCTTGTTGTTCTGCTGCTTGTTTTTCTTTATCGGCTTTTACTGCAGCATCAAATTCTGCTTGAGTTGGAACTTTTACAACTGGATATTGTATAGTTGTATTTGGTGCATCTATAATTGGAACTTCAAGACCACGAACAACTGGAGCATTTATTTGCTGAAGAATAGGTCTATCTACAGTTGGAATTACAGACGGTCCATTAATCCTATTAATGTTTGAATTTGGAACGTTAATCGGATTATTTCCGATTATCCTTATTAAATTTGTATCAATTTGGTTTATTGGTTCCATTAGATTTCCTGGACATTTCTTTATACATATCACCCATATCATCTTTATATGTAATAGTTTGTTGTGGAACTACTACATTAATGTCCGCACAGATTTTGTAGTATGGACTTGTTGGGAAGAAATCAATTCCTGATTTCTTTGCTTCACCACACTTTAATAATCTTACAAGTTCAAAGTCCAATCGTGCTTTGTCTGCTTCTGCCTGTTGTCTTGAGATTTCAACTCTGACTCTTGATTTGCACAGTTCTTGTAATGAACCATCTAAAGGAACATTGAATCCCATTGATACTCCAGCATTTCCAGAGTATGAACTAAATTGTTCTGGGTCCTGACTTGCATTTCCATTTCCAATTATAAAGGGTGCAAATGAAAATGTTGCTCCTTGACAACTAACTCCACCCCCATAAGTATTCATAGCATAAGGACCCTGAAGCACCTGAACTGCCTGGTTTGTTACGTTACCAGTCGCAGATGCTGAGGGTCCTGCAATATTTGTATTACTTGGAGCTTGCTGTGCTCTACCAGAAGCAGTCAATAAAATAAGTATTACTGGGTAAACACAGAGATTGATGTAGTGGTTGATTGAGTTTCTGTGGTGCGATCTATCCATGTTTCTTTAGCCACTCCAGGACCGAGGTATGTTTCGCTGAACTGGAATGGAGCACCTTGCGTCATAACCGAATAACTAGCACCACGCTGAGGTGTGCTAGGAATGTTGATGTTCGTTCCAGTTACAGTATAAGATTCACCAGTTGTATATTCAACTTGGCGTATTGCTTCTACAATTTTTGTAGTAGATTCTGTTGTTGCATTGATTGTGCCTCTTGTAAAATTGGGCACAACACTTTCCGCTAGGGCAGCATTATGAAACCCTAGCAGGAGCAAACCCGCTAGGATTTTCTTCATTTAAATACACTCAACTCTATTGATCTTTGACCTGTAGCAGTGGTTCCAGCACCACCAGCAGTTACAGTAGGAACACCAGTTCCTGATAGAGTACCCGCAAGAGTTCCCTTATCACCACCAGTTTGAGTTACGCTATCTCCATAAAGATTTGGAGTTCCGATAACGCCATTAGTAACCGTCTGTGTGGTTACAGGTGTATCAGCGGCGTTGAAACTCTCACTAAAGGAGAATGCTTGACCTGGAGTATTGATATCATAGGTTCCAGCACCACCTACACCACCGAATGATGTGGATTGGATATTGGTTCCTGATGCTGAGTAAGAAGCACCAATTCGGGTTGATTGAACTGCGGCACCATCAACTTTCAATTGTACTGAGTCAGTGATTCTTGATGTGATTTCAGCAGCATTAACTGGGATAGCGAAGAATAACGAAAAGGCTAATAGAAGTCTTTTCATTTTCTTATTGTGATAAACACTGCAAGTATTTAGCAAATGACATTAAAATAAATACCTAAAAAAGTAACAAAATGTCCTGTAGGTCAGCAATTCTTATTGATAATTTTTTACCTCAAAATAAATTTGATGAACTTTCTTCGAAAGTATCATCATCTATAAACTATACTAATAATGAATTTGCTGAATTGAGAGACGAACTATGGGAAGAGTCATATAATCTTGTCTTTGAAAGATTAAAAGAAATTGGATTGTATCAAGAACACTTTTCTGAATCAATAAAACTATTTGGATATAATCAATTCCGTCCATCTAACTATGGACACGGTAATTTATATGGACCACACGTTGACAATGGTGGGTATGTGTTTTATATTCATCCTCATTGGGATGAAAATTGGGGAGGTCAATTAAAAATTACAAATGCGGAAGATGGACAATATAGAGATGGAATTTTCGCAAAACCAAATCGTTTCATATGGATTGATCCATCGACACTACATGATGTAACAACAACGTCAGAGGATATAGAACACACTAGAGTTGCTAATATTGCTTTCCTTGGTGGAGAGATATATGTAGACCCTGTTGGAGTTGATTTCATAAATATTTTTACTACCCATTAATTGGTTGCACTGTGAAGAGAAATAGATATAGTAAAGCACTCAAAATTTTAAAATCAACGGAAGTTAATGAAAAGTTAAGTGCTTTAGATGAGTCACTACCAACAAATCATACTAAAGGACTTTATAGCCTAAACGATCCTGGATTTCGTGTAGGTCAAAAGGATCCTCAGAAAATATATTATCCAGATGCAGATGGAAACTGGCCAGCTGGAATTCCTGGAACTCCTGGTGAACTGGAGTATGTTCGTCCAGAGGGATACTGGAGCGGCGGAAGTGACTGGGAAACTCAAGTATCTACAGATTTCAGTCAAGATTATTTGAGTTCAGACCCAACAGGTAGAAGCACTGATAAACTTATTGGTGAAGACGGAACTGTTTTTTCTGGATTGCCTCCTGGGGGAGAAGGTTTTATTTTGGGTCCAATCGTAGATGGATTTGTTCCTAATCACGGATATGATTCTTACACAAATATTGGATATATTCAAAAAGATACTAGGCAGTTTGTTCTTTTGGCACGTATTCAGGGACAATGGAAAGCTGATTTAAATGGATCATATTCCACTTGGAATGGAACTTCTACTGGGTTTACCTCATATAATCAAAACTTTACTCTTGAGATGGCACAGTGGGTAAGGGATAAAATCCTTGCAGATGCTTATGTTTCAAAGGTTCCTTACTTCTATAGTGGAGGTGTTCCACAACGCCCTCAAAGTCCAGCAGATTGTCCTAATTGTCCGCCAGGAATGTATGGTGGTAATGGTATAGACCCTAGACAATTTGGATCTGGTGGAAACCCAAGTATTGGATCGCAGCAAGGAAATCCAAAATCTGGTGATGCTAAAGATGCTGGATATCCTTGGGGTAAAGGGGATAATAAGAAAAAAGATAAAGAAAAAACTTATGAGAGTGAATGGGGATATAAAGATAAAGATGGAAAGTGGCATCCCAGAAAACTTAGTGATGAAGAAAAGAAAAATATGACTTGGGAAGAAAGGATGGAACATAAGTATGGTCCAACTTTATCTAAAGAAAAAGAGTATGATGATAAGAAAAGAGAACAATACGAAAAGGAAGCAGGTAGTGTTCCTCCAAATTGGTCTGGTTCTCCTGAAGAGTGGAGAGATTATAAAGCTGGAGGCGGCGATGCTGCTGTAAGAGATGGTAAGAAATATGAAGATGTTGTAAAGCAGGGTAGAGAAAATCGTGAAAAGACTGGTGAAATCAGTCCTTTAGATAAAGCCCTTGGAATTGGGGGACAAAGTAGTAGTGCAGCAACTTTTTCTGCTTATAAAAATGGTGGAGGTGATGCTGCAGTTAGAAATGGAAAATCTGCTCAAGATGTTATAAATCAAGGTATAACAAATATTGATAAAACTAATTCTGGACCAAGAAGGACATCTACTAGTATGTCCGACTTTAGTTCTCCAGCAGAATTTTCTGCATATAAAGCAGGCGGAGGTGATGCGGCGGTAAAGCAAGGAATGACTAGAAACCAAGTTATTCAGCAAGGAATACAAAATATTGATAAAACTGATTCTGGACCTAGACCACAATTTAATTATACAGACTATGTGAATTCTTTACCTCCAGAAGTAAAGAATGATATGCTAAAAGGTGGAAAAACTGCATCACCTGTGGGTGACCTTGCTATTATGTTGGGTGTTGGTGCTGCCATATATGGCGGTGGTGCTGTTGCTGCAGGTGTAGCAGCTGCTGGAGCAAGAGGAACTCTCAGCGCAATATCCGCTGCTCAAGGAATTGACCTTTTGAGATCAATGTCGGGAGATGCAAATACTCCAAAAGATTTATCACTTCAATTAGCCAGTAAGTTGGTTGGATCGATTATTTCTGGACTACCACAGGAAATCAAACTATCAACTCAAGCTAAAATGGACCAAATAAAAAATTTGAATTTATCTGGATTTGAAAAAGCACTTGAAATAGGTAAAGCACCAAAACCAGATGCAAAGAATGCAGTTAATCCTGGAAATAAAAGAGATGATGTTTTAGGTGGTGGATGGGGAGACCAGGGAGGGGTTGAAGTACATTATGACCCTAAAACAGATTCTCTCACTATCACTGGAAATAAAATGTTGAGAACTGGCGAAAAAGGTGATGCATTTGATGGAAATAGGCAAACGGAATTTGGGGATATACCAAAATTAACTCCATCTCAAGTTGAACAGGGATTGGAAAGATATGGATTAAAAGAACCTTTAAAAAAACTTTTCGATAGTATTCCAGATAATGTGCCTGCTAGCGAAAGGCAAAGAATATACAATGAGGTTACAAGTGCATCTATTAATTATGCTGCACAGGGAACAGCATCAAATGCAGTTGCTGTCCGTCAAGCAATGGTGAATGCTGGAATTGTTCCCGAAAGTGAAACCGAAAAAACTGGTGGTGGTTATGGACAAGTTTATTCTCAAACAACCTATAGTGGAAAAGAAATACCTCCAGAAGTTAGAAGTATTATTAATAAGAAAGTGGGAGTTAAAGAATCATATAATCTCACAAATAAACAACGTAAACTTCTCAAAGAAATCAAAAAACCAGTGGTTGTACCAGAACTACCGAAAAAATATAAAATGAATTTTGCTGGTAAGTATTCTCCACAGAATACTCCAGATAAAACTGCATCTAAATTATCTGATGACTTAGTTGCATCGGGAAATGCAAGAGGTCAAAAGTGGAGACTTCAGGATAAGTATTGGCAAGGTTATGAAACTACAGAAAGAATGAATATTATTTACGATAGAGTTGGGCATGGTGACCAATACTGGGAAGAAATAATCAAAGAAAATAAGAGAAAAAATAATTGGAAAACGAGAGAAATGCAAGAGCATTTGAATATTATGGCTCACGAAAAAGCAATGAAAGAGGACAACCCAAATTATGAAAGTCCTTTCTATAAAGAGTTTATCCAAGAGCAAGAAACAATTGAAGCTGATAAAGATCCTCTCTTTAAAAAGATTGCAAAGAAATTGAAAAAGGAAATTGATTATTCAGATAAACCATCTAAGACTGGTGTTCCAAATGAACCACCACCACAAATGGTAAATGGTTACCATCCTAATTTTGGGAAGAGAAAAGACTATTACAATAAATTAGATCCACAAAGTGCTAGTGCAATGCCAGAAACTGGTGACCCAGAGATTGATACACAAGTCAAGGCAGCACGAAAGAAACCCAAGTAGGGGCTTGACACGGGTAAGAAACCGTAGTATGATAAATAGGTAAACAAATGTTACGAATTTCTCACAATTCTTAACATTGTCAAACACCCCGCAAACCGAGACCTCTAGGGTGTATAAATTACGTCTCTCATATCCCCGCTAAGGGTGCGGGGAGCATAGTATCTCCACCATTTCCCTGATGGTCTTACTATCCTTTTTAGAAAAATGACTGCTACACTTTCACGTCAACAATCACAATCAAATATTTGGGAACAGTTTTGTAACTGGGTAACTTCAACAGACAACCGCCTCTATGTGGGTTGGTTCGGCGTTCTGATGATTCCTTGCCTGCTTGCTGCTACAACTTGTTTCATCATCGCATTCATCGGTGCTCCCCCTGTGGACATTGATGGTATCCGTGAACCCGTTGCTGGTTCACTCATGTACGGAAACAACATCATCTCTGGTGCTGTTATTCCTTCGTCCAACGCTATTGGACTGCACTTTTACCCCATCTGGGAAGCTGCTTCCCTAGATGAGTGGCTTTACAACGGTGGTCCCTTCCAATTGGTAGTGTTCCACTTCCTTATTGGTATCTACGCTTATATGGGTCGTGAATGGGAACTTTCTTATCGTCTTGGGATGCGTCCTTGGATCTGTGTTGCTTACTCCGCTCCTGTTGCTGCTGCTTCTGCGGTGTTCCTTGTTTATCCTTTCGGTCAAGGTTCCTTCTCTGATGCAATGCCTCTTGGAATCTCAGGCACGTTTAACTACATGCTCGTCTTCCAAGCAGAACACAATATCCTTATGCATCCGTTCCACATGCTTGGGGTTGCTGGGGTATTTGGTGGCTCTCTGTTTAGTGCTATGCACGGAAGTCTGGTTACGTCTTCCCTTGTCCGCGAAACGACAGAGCAAGAGTCTCAGAACTATGGTTACAAGTTTGGACAAGAAGAAGAAACCTACAATATTGTAGCTGCTCACGGTTATTTTGGTCGCCTTAT